ATGGGAAAAAGACACTGGCAAACCAAGTACTAATGAGCAAAGATTGATTGACAGTGATTATTATCAATATTTTTCATACTCATTAAAATCAAAAATTGCGTATGACACTTGGAATGATATTGTGTCGTCTATGGATCACACTATTGGATTCAAAAAATTCTCAGATCTACAAATTGAATCTCGTGATGAAACATTCAAATCCGTTGGCATTTCTTCAAGTAACATAGAGTTGTTACTTGATCTCATTTCAGAGGTAGAAACTTATTGTAGATATGATTTTGATCTAGTTTCTGAAACAAACAAATTTATATCTGGATCATTTTTCTCTGACGAGATCCTAACAAGTACTATTGCACTGACAGATTACGAAGAGTCAGTTGGAAATAGAGTATTAAGTATCGATAATTTTTCAGATGAATTTAATAATACTCCAAGAGCAACAAGATATTCTATAATCGATACATTCCCTCTTGCTGGAACTCGATATAGAAAATACTTCTTGATGACTGAGGATACTCAGTTCCTTGGCGAAAGAAGAATGCAAATTGTTGAACTTCTTCTTGATGATGGCATTAATGGGTATATTCAAGAATATGCAATCGTTAATGGACCATCGGATCTTAATGGATATTTTGATTTCCAAGCTCTTGGAAGTGAAGGTCAACTTTTATTCTACCCACAAAAATATGATACAAATAACTATGACATTCATGGGTTAGTTTATAATATCGATAGAGATACTCACTCTGCTGTTGGTCTTTCAACTCTCGTTGGAGTTACAACTATTGGAGATATCGTTGAGATAAGTGCAAGAGGTTGTCAAATATCAGCAGGTTCCACTGCGGTTAATATTGTTGGTTTCCCAACTGCGTCCTTTGATGCCTCACATAAGTTCATGATTCAGATTGACACTAATCATACACATGAGGTTGTTGATTTAAATATTCTTCATAATAATAATGAAGTCTATGGTGTTGAATATGGAAATATTGGAGATGCTGATTTAAACATCACCTCATCCCCAAATATTGGCACATTCGGATCAAACATTAGTGGCGGAGTTCTTTATATCAACTTTACTCCTTCGTCTGATTATGTCGGAGCAGCAGTTACTTTTAATATTCTTAAAACATCTTTCCTAAGTGGAGTTTCAACAGTAGGAGTTGCAACAATCTCGCTTATTAATGGAGATTTACGAGCACAATATACTAATGTGCCATCTTCTGGTTCTCCTGGTATTACCACAATCGCCAATTTTGGAAATAATACAACTGTTGATGAGGACGGTGCTTATGTTATTATTCATCTTCATGATGTTACCAATGACCGGTATGAGTTAGTTGAAGGTATTTTCTTATCTGACACTGATGGCATTACGTATCAAACTTTATTTGCTTCTGTCGATGATGATAGTGATAATTTAAATACAGGAATTGGAACTATTGGCAGTAACTCCGTTGGCGGAAAATATAATGTTGTTTACACACCACCAGTATCTACAAATGTAATCGCAAAAACATTTGTAACTTCAGCTGCTCATGTTAAAGGTGGTGTGGAACAAATCAATTATATTGACATCCAGGATACTAGAATTGAAGGTATTGAGGGAACCTATACAAATACTCAAGCAGATGTCAGAAGAGCATTTGGTCTTTTTCATGGTGGTGATCCAATATTTGTTAAATCATTTGATGCCAGTGATTCATTGATTGTCGATACGAATAATGATTTGGTTGTTTTACCAAATCACTTCTTCACTTCTGGAGAGAGATTGGCATATAATCCAACTGGAACTGGTAATACCTCTGCTATTGGAATTGCCACTACAACTATTTCTGGATACGGATCTACGGATAAACTTCCAGATTATGTCTATGCTATTAAAATAGATGATAAATCAATTCGTCTCGCAGCAACTCCTGAAGATGCTCTAGCATCTGCATCAGGAAACTATCTTGACCTAACAACAGTTGGTATTGGAACTTCTCATACATTTACTGCTCAGGATCAAAATACCAAATGCATAATCGCACTTGATAATAATATTCAAGATCCTGTAATTCCAGGAAACATTGAGCATACTCTTATCGAGGATATGAGTTTTGGTGGTCAGTTTATAAGACTTTCTGGAGTTTCTTCATTCTTTGGTGGTGACTTGTTAAAGGTTGAAGATGAGTTTATGCGAGTTGATCAAGTTGGATTTGGCAGCACTAACGTTCTCCTTGTAAAGAGAGCGTGGATGGGCACTGGACTTTCTACTCATCCAAGTGGGGCATTAGTTGAAAAATATGAAGGTTCTTATAATATTGTTGATAATACTATTAATTTCTATACTGCACCAAATGGTATTCAACCACCAGAAGATGCAACTGATCCAGATGAGATTGATTGGACTGGTATTCAAACATCATCAACTTTCCAAGGAAGAACTTTCCTCAGAAATGGTGTTGTTGGATCAAGTACTCATACTTATGCAACGAACTATCTTTTTGATTCGATTTCTCCACAGCTAACTGGTGTCGGAAAAACATTTGCGATCAAACAAGATGAAGCAAATGTCTCTGGATTTAGCACAAACCATGCTTTCATTCTAATAAATGATATCGCTCAGATTCCCTCTCAAGGATCCAGAATAAATGATTTTGCGTTTACTGAGAATGCTGGAATTACATCAATTGTATTCAGTGGTTTTGGTGCTTCCGTAAGTAATGATGTCAATACAGGATCAGTTCCTGTTGGTGGTGTTATAGTTTCTGTTGGATCAACACAAGGTTTTGGATACCAACCTTTAGTTGCTGCTGGTGGTACGGCTAATATTTCTGGATTTGGAACAGTAACCTCTATTAGTATTGGAAATAGTGGTTCTGGATATAGGTCTGGTATCGCAACTTTAAATGGCATTGTTCAGGAACTTACTTACAATGTTGGTCTGAGAACTGCTGATCTTGATACAGTTGATGTAGTTTCGATTGGAACCGCAACTATTTCTAACGGAAATGTTGTTGGAGTATCGATTACTAATCCAGGAACTGGATATACGTTTAGCAATCCACCTATTGTTGTATTTGATAACCCAACTCCATATACTCGCATTCCTCTGATTTATCATCCAGATTCTCCTGGAACTCAAATTGGAACAAATGCTTATGTCGATATTCAAGTTTCACTTGGTTCAAGTGTCACAAACTTTGAAATCATCAACAGTGGATATGGATATAAAGATGGAGAAATCCTCACAATCCCATCAGGTGGTATAACTGGTATCCCAACCGATTCAACTGTTGGGGCAGGATTCAGTGAATTTAGAATCAATATTGATAGAGTTGATTCTGATAAGTTTACTGGATGGAGATTTGGTGATCTTGATGTACTTGATAAGTTAGATCCTTTCTTTGATGGAGAAACCAAGGTATTTACTCTCAAAAAAGAAGAGGTTTCTGTTTCAATCAGAGCAGCAAGAGGATCATTAATTGACATCGAACAAACAATTCTCGTTTTCTTTAACAATGTATTACAAGAACCTGGTATTGCATATCAGTTCGCTGGTGGATCAAATATTACTTTCACTGAGGCACCAAAAGTTGGCGATACATGTTCTATTCTTTTCTATAAAGGAACTGGTGATATTGATGTTGTCAGTAAAGATATTATTGAAACTATAAAGGTTGGAGATACAGTTAGAATTACTTCTGGCGATGATTTAAATTCATTCGCATTTGAACAAGAATCCAGATTTGTAACTGGTATTAATACCTCCGACAGATTCAATACAAATCTATACTCTGGTGTTGGTCTTACAACAGATATTACTATTCAAAGACCAATGATATGGTGCAAACAACAAGAGGATCTTTTCTTTGATGGGCAGCCAGTTACCAAAGATAGAATCCTCTATGAAGCAAATATCTTCCCAGAAACTCATATTATCAAACCTGTTGGTCTTGGTTCAACTGAGATTTGGGTTGACAATGTTCTTCCATTTTTTGATTCTTATAATGAATCTCTTGAAGATGCGAAGCAGATAATTGATATATTTGAACAAGGAAGTAAAATTGCGGCAGCTGCCACGGCTGTGATTTCTGGGTTTGGAACTGTTCTCTCAATATCAGTTACAAATAGTGGTCTTGGATACACAGCAACTCCTCTGGTATCCATTGCCAATAGTGTTGGATTTGGATCGGATACAAGAGCAACAGCATCTGCATCAATCATCGGAACTGCCGTTACTTCAATAACAGTTACTAATGCTGGTGCAGGATATACATTTACAAATCCACCAGTCGTTCTTATATCTCCACCAATATTTGATAAAGAGGAGATGACTGGAGTTGAGTATTCTGGCGATTTTGGAGTTATTACAGGGATCGCAACTACTTCAGTTGGTTTAGCATCTACTGGAATAGTATTTGATTTATTGATTCCAAATGATTCTCCGTTAAGAAGTTCAGCATATGTTGGTCCTTCCGGAATCCAAACGATTACAAATATTGCTGCTGGATATCCATTTGTTGTATTTGATTCAAATATTGGAAATGGAGTAACATCTCTTGATCTTGGTGGATCTGTTCTTGGAATAGGAACTACTTTCTTGGATAATGTCTATGAGGCAGTTTCTGTCTCCATTGCAACAACTGAGGCAGTTGGATTTGGAGCAACATATGTAGCAAAGGTAACCGTAAGTGTTCAAGATTATAATTCCCTAACAGGACTTGGTTATAGCGATTTCTTTGGTAGATATAGTTGGGGTAAACTTAGAAACTTTACTAGAGCTGGGGTTGCTAAATCATTTACACCAGAGTTAAATGATGGGTTTACCGGAATATCAACTGGTCCTGTTGTTCTTAGAAAAACTCCTCTGAAATCAGTTGGATACCTAACATAAATAACTAGAAAAAGTTTAAAATGTCCGCAATCATTACTGATCAGTTTCGTATACTTAGTGCTGAAAACTTTCGTGCAGGAATTGCGTCAACTGGCAGTTCATACTACGTTTGGGTTGGACTACCAAATGCAACTGAGTTATCTTCAACTTGGAATACCAGTCCACCTGCACCGATTGATTCTTTAAATCAAGAGAATCGTTATTGGGATACGATGATTGCTTTGAAAAAAATTAACGCTTCCGATATAAGGAGGGTTGTTGAAAAATATGTATGGGCTTCTGGTGAAAAATATGATATGTATAGACATGATTATAGTAGAAATAATCTTGCTCCGGTCTCAAACTCTACTACACTTTATAGTTCAAAATATTACATAATCAATAGAGATTATAGAGTTTATATTTGTTTAGATAATGGATTTTCTCCAGAAAATCCAACTGGTAAGCCATCTCTCGATGAACCGTTATTCACTGATTTGGAACCAAGAGCTGCTGGAAGCAGTGGTGATGGTTATGTGTGGAAATATCTCTACACTCTTACTCCATCTGATATTTTGAGATTTGAATCAACTAACTTCATTCCAGTTCCAGAAGATTGGAAAACTGGAAGTGCAAATGCAGCAGTCAGAGATAATGCTGCAACTAGTGGTCAGATTAAAATCGTAACTATTAGTAATAGAGGCACTGGATATGGAACTGCAACAACTTATAGCAATGTAGATATTTTAGGAGATGGTGATGGTGCAAAAGCTAGTGTTACAGTTAATGCTGATGGGAAAATAGAATCCGTAGATGTTTCCTCTGGTGGATCTGGATATTCTTTTGGTACTCTTGATTTGGAAGGTGCTGGAATCACTAACACAAATGCAAGCACTGATGCAGTAACAAGTGTTGTGATTCCTCCAAATGGTGGTCATGGTTCCGATATTTACTCTGAATTGGGTGCTCGTAAAGTTATGGTCTATTCCAGACTTGAAAATGATAGTGCTAATCCAGATTTTATCACTGGAAATGAGTTTGCAAGAATTGGAGTTGTAAAAGATCCTCTTGTTTATGGGTCTACAACAAAACTTTCATCGGATAAAGCAAGCGCAGTTTATGCATTAAGAGTTACTGGTTCTCAACTTGATCAAATAGAGTTTACACCAGATGATGTGATAACACAAACAATTGGATTTGGATCAACTGCGATTGGTAGAGTTGTATCTTGGGATTCAAATACTGGTGTTTTAAAATATTGGCAAGATGATCGTGTTGCGACTTCTTCTACTGTCGGAACTGCTCCTCTTTATGGATATAAACTTTTGCGATTCCAAAACACTCTTCCAGATGGTGATCTAAGCGCGTCTTTCAATATTGCAGGAGGAACAGCAACAGTTGCTATCGATACTTCCTTTACAGGTATATCTACCGTTCTAAATAATAGGACCTACTTCCTAGGCCAGACGTTTGACAAAGGTGTAGCAAACCCAGAGGTAAAACCTCAAAGTGGACAGATAATCTATGTAGATAATAGACCATCTGTTTTAAGATCGTCAAACCAAAAAGAAGATATTAAAATCGTTTTAGAATTCTAAGAAAATGCCCCAGGAAACTAACCTCAACATCACTCCATATTATGACGATTTTGATCCAACAAATAATTTTCATAGAGTTCTTTTTAAGGCAGGAACTCCTGTTCAAGCTAGAGAATTAACCGGTTTACAGTCGATTCTTCAAGATCAGATTGAAAAATTTGGCACACACTTTTTTAAAGAGGGTGCAAAAGTAATTCCTGGGCAACTTTCATATCAGGACGTTTTTACAGGCATCTGTGTAAATCCAGATTTTGCGGGGATTCCTATAAGTCTTTATATTGATCAACTTGTCGGGAAAAAGTTCAGAGGTGAAACTTCTGGTATTGAGGCAAGAGTTGAATATGTCCTCAGATCAAGAGATTCTGAAAGAAGTTTAGATACTTTATATTTTACAATCACAAAATCTGGAACCAATTTTTCCACGGGAGATTTTGTAGAGGGAGAAAATCTCATTCTTCTTGATAACTTATCATATGGCAACACTGTAATTTCGACAAATCAAGGTTTTGCCTCGGTAATATCAAATAATGCCAACATTGTTGGATCTGCTGCTAATATTCAAGAAGGTGTATATTTTCTTAGAGGAAATTTTGTAACAGTAAATCCTCAAACAATACTTTTAGAGCAATATGCATCAATGCCAACTGTAAAAGTTGGATTGACTGTGGTCGAAGAGATTATTAATGCTGATGAAGACCCAACTCTAAATGATAATGCTCAGGGATTTAGCAATTACACTGCTCCTGGTGCTGATAGATTAAAAATAACTGCAACTTTAACTTCAAAACTTATCGTCGATAGTGATGATCCAAGTTTTGTTGAATTGATGAGGATTCAAAATGGTGAAATCGAGACGTTTGTAAAAAATACCGATTATAACTTTATCAAAGCAGAGTTTGCTAGAAGAACTTATGATGAATCGGGTGATTATTATATCAAACCATTTGGTATTTCGGTTAAGAACACTTTAAATAACTATCTTGGTAATGATGGAATCTATGATGCAGATTCAGTAACATATCAAGGAAATACTCCATCTGAAAACTTGATGGAATATGTTATTTCTTCTGGAAAGGCATACGTTAGAGGATTTGAAGTAGAAAAACAAACTGATACTGTAATCGATATATCGAAACCAAGAACCACAAGAGAAGTAAGTCAAGAAGCCGTTCCTATTTCAATAGGACCAAAAATTAGAATCAATAATGTTCATGGAGCGCCAAGAGTTGGATTTGGTACAACTATTGCTGCAAGTCTAAGGGATGAGAGAGTTGGTTTGGCTTCTACTTCACCAGCAGGGAACGCCATTGGTGAATGTAGGATTTATGATTACAACTTAGAATCTCAGATTTTTGAAGGTCCAGAATCTGAGTATAGTCTTAGACTTTTTGATATTTCTCCATATACTAAATTAGAAATCACTCAACCATTTACTTCACTTAGACCAGGCGCTTTTATTTCAGGTCAATATAGTGGTGCATCAGGTTTTGTTGTGGAAGATTCTTCTGGAATCTCAACGTTTAGTCTTAGACAAGTTAAAGGAGTTTTCCACAAGGGGGAAAAGATCTCCGTAGATGGAGTAAATTATAACACAACTGTTGCTATTTCAACTAACTACGATATTTCAAACGTTAAGTCAATCTATCAAGGAACCACAGTTGGAATCCAAACTTTCAATGCAGATTTAAAACTCACCACTAAAAGAAAGTTTGGAACTTCGTTTACCATTAGTGGTAGAAGTGGAAATGGTGCTGACGCATCACCAGCTGGTCTCAGTACAATCACTGCGGGTCAAAATACATTTGTTGGTATCGTAACCACTAATGATCTCGTTAGATTTATTTCTACTGATATCACTATCTCTGATCCAGTTCTATTGAAAGTTAAGAGTATCAGTAATGATGGTTCTCAACTTACATTGTCTGGCATTCAAACTGTAACTAATCTTTTTGACGGAGCTCCACCTCAAAATGTCCAACAAATCACAGATCTTGAGGTAGTTTCTGGTGATCTTATAAACGTTGAAGACAACACTCTTTATACTAGACTCGGAAGTAAAAATATTGATAATGTAGATCTTGGAACAGCACAGTTAGTAATTAAAAAAACATTTACTAACGTTTCTTCTGCCTCAAGTTCTTTAACTCTTCCAACTGCAATAGACAATGAGTATTATCTCCCATTTGATGAAGAGAGATATCACGTTGCTTATAGAGATGGAACGATTCAACCTCTGACGGAGGATATGTTTGCTTTTGCATCCAACCTCAAAACCGTTACAATCAGTGGTTTATCAAGAGAATCGGAAACAGATATTAGAGTATCTGCGACTCTCAACAAGAACAAAGTTGTTGAAAAACAAAAAACTCTGAATAATGTATCTTCAATCTTAATTACTAGATCAAGTAATTCTGCATCTGGAATCGGATCAACAACTCTTAATGATGGTTTAACATTTAGTAATGTTTATGGAACGAGAGTTCAAGATAAAGAAATTTCTTTGAATAAACCTGATGTTCTTAGAGTTCTTGCTGTTTATGAATCCGATGATCAAAATGATCCAAATATTCCAACCTTAACACTTACTTCGATTAGTGGTCCAAATCAGACAACTTCTGATTTTATTGTCGGTGAAAAGATTATCGGTAATCAAAGTAAATCTGTTGCTAGGGTTGTTTCTGTAATATCTGGAACAACTATTGAGATTGTTTATTTGAATGAGAAAACATTTACAGATGGTGAAAACGCAACTGGACAAACCTCAAATGTAAATGGAGTAGTAGTCGGTACTGGCCAACCAGATAAAAATGTAACGAATGATTTTGCTTTAGATAATGGTCAGAGAAGATCATTCTATGATTATGGAAGAATTATTCGTAAAAAGGAAAGGCAAAGTCCGAGAAGAAAACTTAGAATAATTTTCCAAAACTTTGTTGTTGGTGCTCAGGACACAGGAGATCTATTTACATCGGAAAGTTATGCTAATGAACTTTATAGTGGTGACATCCCATCATTTGATGGTTTAAGAAATACTGACATTATCGACATCAGACCAAGAGTTGGTGATTATGATACTTCCTCTGCGTTATCTCCATTTGACTTTGCTTCAAGAAACTTCACTCAAAGTGGACAATCAGTTCCAAATATTCTGGTATCTGATGAAAATATTATCATCAACTATGATTATTACTTAGGAAGAATTGATAGAGTTTTCTTAGACTCTAATGGGAGATTTAATGTGGTTCAGGGAACTCCATCTGAGAATCCACAACTTCCAGCTGGACTTGATGACAACTTAGAAGTTGCTACTATCAAACTTCCTCCATATCTCTTTTCTCTTGATGGAGTTTCTATAAAGAGAACTGAACACAAGAGATATACAATGAGGGATATTGGTGATTTGGACAATAGAATCACCAACTTAGAATATTATACTGCTTTATCTTTACTTGAAAAAGAAACAGAAGCACTTACAATCCAAGATGCAAAGGGTCTTGATAGATTCAAGAGTGGATTCTTTGTCGATAACTTTAAAACTCATCAAATCCAAGATCAAACGAATGAAGATTTTGGTTGTTCCATTGACACATTTAACGGAGAGTTGAGACCATCTCACTATACAACCTCTGTTGATCTAGTATTAGCAACTGCTGCTTTAACTGGAATTGGAGTTTCTACCCCAGATACTTTAGATACTCGATTCAACGATCAACTGACTGATCCAAATCTTAGAAAGACTGGTGACTTGCTCACTCTTAATTATGCCGATCTCATTTATATGCAAAATGTTTTTGCATCAAGAGTTGAATCTGTAAACCCATTTCTTGTTACTAACTGGATTGGAACTCTTAATCTTTATCCATCATCTGATATTTGGGTTGATCAAAAAGTAATTAAAACTAATGAATTTGATTCAAATGGTCCAGATTTTATAGCATCAACACAAAGACTTGGTATCGAAGAGGCAAGTGGTTTTGCTGAGATTGAATGGGGATCATGGGTAGATAATGTTATTGGTAGAGAGACCAGAACAACTGACAATACTATTGTAACTAGTGAAACAAAACAACTTAATGCAACGGATGATATTCAGACTAAAACAACAAAAGTTGTAAGAACAACTTCTGATGTTGAACTTCATAAGAAAACAAGAGAGGGTATTGCATTTAGAAAAACTCCTCATATTGAAAAGATTAATGTTGGCAATAAAGTTGTTAATAGATCCAGTATTACGTTTATGAGGTCACGTAATATTGAATTCAGGGGAACCAGACTCAGACCTAGAACTAGAGTCTATCCAATTCTTGATAACTACAATATGTCGGAGTATCTGGCACCTAAGTTGTTAGAAATCTCCATGCTTTCTGGCACATTCCAGGTTGGAGAAACTATTGTTGGAACTATGTCTAGAGCTGATTCTGGTATATCTCCAACACCAGAAGAATCGACTCCAACTTTCCAGTTTAGAGTTGCTTTTGCAAATCATAAAACTGGACCATATGATGCTCCACTCTCATATTTTAATTTAAATCCATACAATGATGATGAAACACTTCCAGATGATTATTCATCAGTATCGACAATCTTAAACGTTGATACAACTTCTCTAGCATCAAAAGTAAATGGAGACTTCTTTGGATATCCACGTATAGGGATGGTCCTAAAAGGTTTGACCAGTGGAGCTCAGGCTACTGTATCTGATATCAAACTCATTACAGATGAAGTTGGATTTGTTGTTGGATGTGTTTATGTTCCAGATCCATCTAAACCAAGCAATCCACAGTTTATTACTGGAACTAAGGTAGTTAAACTTACATCAGTTCCAAATACAAACTTTATTTCATCTCTCAATCAAACTTCTGCTGAAACAACTTTCCAAGCAAATGGTTTACTTGAATTTACAGAAGAAAACATTCTCTCTGTAAGATCTAATGCGATTCATCAATCAATCTTCCAACAATCTACAACTTCCGAAAGAATTCTTGGATCCTCTGATTCTGTAATCAGTGAAGTTAATGAAGATACTGTTTTGAGAAATGTAAGACAACTTCCATCAGCAAACTGTGATGCACGTTATGTTGCATATACAACTGCTGTCAACAATGGATATGATTCTTATACAGCATATGCACGTGCTGTTGGAGATTATGAAGCTGGATTGATTTACAATACTGCGGTTCTTTTAACAAGACCAGGAGCTCCTGCATCTTGTGGTGGAGCTGGTGGTAGATCAAATAGAGGATCTCAAAGGAGAACTGGTGGTAGAAGTGGAAGACGTAGAAGAGGTGGAAGAATTTGGAACTTTGATACTCAGGGAAGATTGATTCCAACTGCAAATTTAAGTAGAACAAGAACACTTTACACTTCGGTAGATATTCGTGGACAAAATAGTAGAAGTTATAGTAGATCAACTTCTCGCAGTTCAGGTAGATCTGGTGGAAGATCTAATAATAGCAGAGGAGGAAGAACTTGGAACTTTGATAGTGGTGGAAATCTAATCCCAACCGCACAACTTAGCTCAACTGCTACTGCATTTACAAGTAAGTGTAATTCGCAAAGAGATCCTCTGGCACAATCGTTCTTTGTAAACTCTGCTGATGGATGTTTTATTACTGCGATTGAGTGTTATTTCCAGGCAAAGGATGATACACTGCCAGTCACCATGCAGATTAGAACTATGCGTGATGGAACACCAACTACTTCGGTTCTTCCTTTTAGTGAAATTGATCTCATGCCAGATCAAGTCAATATTTCCGATGATGCATCTGTTCCCACTAAGTTTACTTTTGATTCACCAGTTTATCTGAAAGGAAACACAGAATATGCATTTGTTCTCCTTGCGGATACTACAAACTATGGTGCTTGGATTTCTAGAATGGGAGAAGAGGATGTAACTGGAACTTTGTCAAGTCCAGATGCTCCTAGAAATATTATCTCACAGCAACCACTTCTTGGATCTTTATTTAAGTCCCAGAACGGTTCTACTTGGGACGCAAGTCAATTTGAAGATATCAAGTTTACGATGTATAGAGCGCAGTTCACAACAAATACAACTGCCAATGCATCTTTCTATAACCCAACTATGGGTATTGCTAATGGTGGTATTACAAAACTTGGTCCTAATCCCATTGAAACGATTTCCAGAAGAGCAGTTGTTGGATTTGGATCCACACTTTCTGCCTCACAAGAATCGGTTATTATCAATGGCGTGAATATGTCTCAGGTAAACAACCCAACTGCAACTGGTGTTGTTATTGAAACTCTTGGTTCTATTGGAATTGGAGCTTCTGTAACTATTATTAATGCAGGCATTGGATACACACCATCTGTTGGTTATGGAACATATACTGCTAATCTAACCACATTATCTGGATCTGGTTCTGGTGCAGTTGCCAACGTAACTGTTTTTAATGGCGGTATTACATCATGTTTTGTCACTAATGGTGGTGTTGGATATGCAGTTGGAGATGAACTTGGAATCACGACACTAGGAAGTACAACTCTTGGAAGAAATGCAAGATTTAGTGTTGGTATAATCTCTGCGATTAATGCCGTCGTTCTTGATGGTATTCAAGGTGACTTTAACACTGGTGTTGCGGCAACTATGGCATATATTGATCAGTCAACTGGTGCTACTACAACTTTGACTGGAATCGCTGCTGATTCGGTAACTGCAAATTCTAGTTTTGATGGACTTCACTTTAAAGTTCGTCATAGAAATCATGCGATGTACTCTGGAACAAATGGTGTTACAATTTCCAACATCAAACCAGACATGAGACCAACCAGCATTAGTGCTGACATTGATGCAACATCAACTGGTAATATTGGACTTGCAAATACTGCCAAGTTTGATACTTTTGAAAATGTTGGTGTTGGTACAACAAATCCAGGATATGCTCTCATTGGTAATGAGATTATTTCTTATACTGGACTTAGTGGTAATGCCCTTACTGGAATTTCACGAAATATTGATAACAAAGGATCATTCTTGCATAACTCTGGTGATTTGATTGCAAAGTATGAGTTAAATGGCGTTTCTCTTAGAAGAATCAATCGTGATCATACTCTTAGTGATGCAACTGTTCCCAATCCAAGAACTCTTGATTCATATGCAATTAAGGTTGATATGTCTAGCAATGGTATTGATAGATCAGTTAATACATCTTTCCCCAAACTTGGATTTAACTCAACCAAAAAAGTTGGTGGCGATAAAGTAACTGGTGGAAATAATATTCAGTTTGAAACTATTACTCCAAATGTACAAAACTTAAAGTTAACTGGAACAACTCTTAATGCAAGTGTAAGAACAGTTAGTGGAACAAGTGTTAATGGCAACGAACAGTCATTTGCTGATCAAGGTTATGAGAGCATTTCTCTTGGAGTTCCAAATGATCTTTCTACTCCAAGACTCCTTGCATCAAAGAAAAATGAAGATGTTCTTTTGAATGATCTTCCTGGCAATAAATCATTTACTCTCGATCTTGAATTTTTCTCTAATAATTCATTTGTTTCACCAGCAGTTGATCTTGATAGAGTTAACATGATCTTAACCTCAAATAGACTCAATGAACCTATTTCTGATTTTACTCAGGATAATAGAGTTAGAGTCACAGGTGATGATCCTAATGCTGCGATTTATATTACTAAGAAAGTTGATTTGGCAAATCCAGCAAACTCAATCAAAGTTCTTCTAGATGCTTATAGAGATGAAACTGCTGAGATTAGAGTTCTCTATAAAATCTTTACTAATGATAGTGATATTGATTCAACTCCATATAATCTTTTCCCTGGATACAGTAACATCGATGATCTTGGAAATGTGATTGATCCAGCAAACAATACTGGACTTTCAAATACATTTGTAACTCCAAGTAATCCTGGACAATATAAAGAATATGAGTTCTTTGTTGATGACCTTCCAGAGTTTACTGGATTCCAATTGAAGATTATTATGACAGGCACAAATCAGGCTAAACCACCGATTATCAAAAATCTTCGTGCCATTGCAGTGAGATAAAATGAAAGTTGAAGGACACCCAAATCTCAGACGTGATATGAATACTGGCGCTATCGTCAATACAAACGGTAACGCCTATAACAACTATCTAATCAATAAGGCAAAAAACGAAGCTGAGTCACAAGAAATACTAGATATGAAAGATGACATAAATTCCTTAAAGGAAGATATGTCAACGATTAAAGAACTTTTACTCAAACTCGCAGAAAAATAATGGACGCCAGTTTTACATTTGACCCCAATTCTGGGGTTACTCAAGCAGTAAATCAAGTTATTTCTACTGGTGCTAGTTTTGTTGCCAATTATTCGGTAACAACAATTGGTGGAACAGCATTTAATTTCACTGGATATTCTGGTGCGGCTAGTTTAACTAAGTCTGTAAGTATTGGATCATCACTGTATGCTTTAAGATCTTTT